TCTTTTACGTACATGTAAATACCAACGCAACAGATCCCCAACATTGGTTATTTTATAAACCCGTTGCTGATTATTTAATGACTACACAAGTGCTTAAACAATGTACTCGCTTGGATAAAGAAAGTATTTGCGGGTTATATAAACAGCATTTGGGCAAAGTCCAGGGAGGGGATGCAACATCTGGTAGAACCCCGCCGCCACGTACCATTTGGTATGACGTTGAGAGACGCGTTCTTTGTACCGAATAAAAAGGGTGTGATGCAACTAAAGCATGTGTATCTAACCCCAGATGAAAAAAAATTACCTGCCTTAAAATCGGCATTTTAAATGTGTAAAGGTGTGAAACATTTTTAGAAATAATTCTAACGTATTTTTCGCGTTTTAAATTTGTGAACACGTTTTTTACCAGTTTGTTTAAATTTAATCCTTTTTATTTTTCGCGTATATTTTCGCTTTGTTTTTCTTAGTTTACTTTGTTTTCTTTTTGATTTTCGTTTTCTACGTTTTTTACCACCAAAGCTTTCAGTGGTAGTGTTGTTTTGCATACTATCTTCACTCACGTCCAAATCACTTAAATGCAACGAACCTTGACTTTGGTTTGGTTGGCTCGTGTTTAGATCGCTTAAATGTAACGAACCTTGACTTTGGTTTGGTTGAATACTTGAAGTATTAAATTCAATACTTTCATCTAATATATTTGTTTCATTTGGATCTAATGGTATTGTTTCTATATCTCCAAATAAATCTGCAAAAGAATTGTCCATACTTTCAGACGTTGTATTCCCCATACTTTCAGATGTTGTATTATTCATATAATATACAAATAATATTTAAAATATTATAATTGGTCTTTATGTTTTTTACTAAAATTGATTTTTCATTATTCCAAATTTTTATTTCATAATAAAAGAATGGAACTTTCAAGTGATTTTTACGAAAATAATTGTGAAAAATTTTCTGATACGCGTTATTGTTTATGGGATGTAGTACGCGATTTCGGTAAAGAATTTCAAGAAAAATCGTATGTACTCGATGCTGGATGTGGTAATGGCAAAAACATTCGCTACTTTCAAGATAAATGCAATATAGTTGGTATTGATAAATGCAATGGTTTAATTAATATTTGTAAGGAACGAAAATATAATGTAAAACAATGTGTTGTGGAAAGTATCGAATACCCAGATAATGTTTTTGATTTTGTTATGTGTATTGCAGTAATACATCATTTGGATACGGAAGAATTGCGAATCAAAGCTTTGCAAGAAATGATTCGCGTTTTAAAACCAGGTGGTAAACTTTTAGTAACTGCTTGGGCATATGAATCAGACGAATATTCAAAACGTAAGAAATTTGTAAAAGGCGATAATCTTGTAAAATTTAATAAAGAAGAAATTTTACGCTATTATTATATTTATGACCGCAGAGGATTTGAAAATTTATGTAATCATGTTATTTCCCAAGAACTAGAGATAACATGGGACCGAGGTAATTGGAATGCTATTTTCATTAAATAATTCATTCCTATATTGTATTTTTGAAAATTGAAATTATCTTAATAAATGTATTAAAGAAATAAGATGTGTTGTTCAAATTCGGATGAAAGATTTGCAGATATTGCACTACGAGAGGCGCGGAAGTCACCGGTTCAGTTTCGACATGGTTGTGTCGCCGTAATAGGCGGCAAAATAGTTGAACGAGGATATAATAATTATCAAACATATTCTAAAGATGGACTCATAGGAACATCATGTAGTTGTCATGCCGAAATAAGTGTATTGCGAAAATGTTTGCGCCGTAACATAACTGGTAAAATGAATTTATATATTGTTCGTTTATCTAATTCAAATGATGATATGTTGAGTTCATCGCCATGCAAAGAATGTTACAATATAATGGGTAATTTTAACATTAGAAATATTATTTATAGCGAAAATAATAATATTTTGATTAAAACAAAATATAATGATTTTAAACCATACCATCAAACCAGTGGTAAGCGTGCTATAATAGAAAATCGCGTGCAGCAATTTGGAAATTTCTGACATATGGATTGCCCCATTATTTGGGAAAATATAAAGTTTTATTCTATTTTTTTCTATTTTATACTTTAGTCCATAGGTCATCTACCAAACCATATTTCAGACAAGTGGCAGCATCCCACCACAAATCATGTTTTAGGATTTCGTTGAGTTCTTTCTTGGGTATATTTGAGTGTTCTTTATAGATGGTTTTAATTTGTTCCATGAGGCGTTTATTATTGGTAAAGTCGTCTTCCAATTCGCACATTTTCCCCCATGATCCAGCGGATAACTGATGAACCAGCATATATGCGTTGGGTCGTATGAATCGTTGTTTTCCGACAACACTCATCAATGTTCCAGCGGACGCGGAAGCACCATCAATAATGGTGATTACATCAACTTGACAAGCTAATATAACATCAATCGCAGTAAACGCGGCAAAAACCGACCCACCAAAAGAACTAATGTGTAAATAGATAGGAATTGGGTCAATGCATAAGGTATTCGCCAGAGCCATATTGTCTTGTTCGACTTCGCGGATAAGCGTGGTTAGAGCAAATATGGAATTACGAGTGACTTCAGAGTAAAAATAAATATGGTTATTCACCTTTGTTATTTTTTGATTCAAGATGTCGATAGTGCATGTTTTAACTTTTTTTTCAGCTTCCTCCTTTTCCTCTACCTCTTCTTTCTTCCCTTTGATTAAGAATACATCTCTTGCGCTATGTGAATAACGCGACGACATTATACATATTATTAGCGTGTGTTTATATGATAATAATAATAACAATATGAATTATATAAAATTATTCCATTTGCAAAGATTTAAATATATAATACGTATCTTTATATAAACCGATGAATCCTAATCTAATTCGTCAAAATGAAAAATTTCCTAATGAATTACTAGCTTATATTGAAGTACAGAAAAATACACGCACTAAATATGAATACGACGAAAAAATGCAAACCCTCGTTTTGGATCGTATTTTACATTCAGCAGTTTTTTATCCACATAATTACGGATTTATCCCACAAACATTATGCGGCGATGGAGATGCCCTTGACGTATTAGTTATGACTAGTGAACCATTAATGCCTGGAACATTTTGTAAAGTTCGCCCTATTTGTCATTTGATTATGGAAGATGAAAAGGGACAAGATGAAAAATTGTTGGCTGTTTGTATTGATGACCCATACTACAATACCATTACTAAAAAAAGTGATATTTCCGAACATATTCTTAAAGAAATTTCTGTATTTTTTGAAACATATAAAATTCTGGAAAAGAAAAAATGGGTCAAAGTCCAAGATTGGTCAAACGAATCAGAAACATTAGAACTAATACACGCCACATATGATAATTATTTTTCAAAATCTAGTAATCTAAAAACGGACACATAAATATGGAGTAAACGATTTAAAACCATTACCTTATTCATAGTAATATGGGACGATTTTATAGTGGTGATATATCAGGTAAATTTTGGTTTGGTGTTCAATCTAGTGATGATATTGGCGAACTTGTATCATATGTTCCAAGCAATAATTATATATGGAAATCATGTGGATGTTACGTAGACGAAGATATTCCTGAAGGTAAATATTGCAGAGGTTGTTATGAATCTTTAGATTCTCATATTTTAGAAGTTGAAGAAGAAGAAAATTATGAAGATGGTTTACTATACATGGAACATCAAAATATTAATTATGAATTAGACAAAGATACGCATTATGCAGAGCTTGTCGATAGTATGAACAAATTGAAATTAGCAATTCGTTCCGATATAATTGGTGAATTTGATAAAATAGAACAAAATGATAATATTTTGGACGCATTTACTGGTATATTTAACCATACGTGTGAATATATGAATAAAAATATCACATACGATAATGATAAAGACAAAAAAAAAGAGTGTGAGTTAGTTGCTAGATATACAATAGGGTATCAAATTGAATATTGCATACGAACAACAGGTTCTTGTAGTATTCAATGTGAATGCTAGTTTACTTGGAATTGTTGTTTTTCATTCCGACGATGGTAAATAAAAAATAAATGCGTAAAAAATACAAATATTTATTGTTTATTTATTTTGACGGCTCGCGTGGCGCAATTGGATAGCGCATACGACTTCTAATCGTAAGGTTATGGGTTCAAATCCCATCGTGAGTGCTTTATTACACATTTACAAAGTTAAGAGTAAATGTGTAACTTATTAATGATATAAATACATTAACCAACATTGACACATACTTTCTAGTGTTGTCATCAATTCAAAATCCTTTTTATTTTTTTTATAATGGTCCGTGTAAATATTATTAAATAACTCATTTTTACTACATATATATTCCATACATTTTTCATTTTCTACTAGCTTATGTTTTTCAAAATAGTCAACCAGTTCACTATTGCACAATCTCATGGAAATTTTGTTTCCTACAATGATCTCTAGATCATTATAAATAACTTGATAGTGTGAATTATTCAAATATGTTTCAGTGACAATATCACTGGTAAATTGTTGCATGTTCATTTTGTTAGAAGGAGGGGTCGGTAGTTGATTTTGCATATTGTTCTATGTAATTAGATTCTTATTTTATAAAACAGATATCTATAAAAAATCAATTTTTATATAGATCTGTTTCTTTTTCACTCATTCAACGCGCTTAAATGTATGTTCTAATTTGGTCGCTTCCAAAAACATGTCCCGAACCTTTCATGTCAGTATAACATATTTCAAACTGATTATTGAAAGACCAGCAATAATCATAGCATAAAAATAAATGTGGTTGATTATCAAACGCGAACTCAAAATAAAAACTAGTATCATTTGGTCTCGTGTCAGTATCTTTCATAATTGTCTGTTTTTTACCGATAATTGGCGTGATTATATTGTATCTTTCATCGTGTTTATGGATTACGTTTACAAATTTATGGTAGTCAATGCTATTTTTCATTTTATATTTATATTTTATCCGTCCATCATAACTAAATATATAATCTTTTAATTCGTATGGAAGTTTTGTAAACACTTTATCTATCTTATTAGTATTAATATTAGTATTGCAGGGGTCGTTTTGTTTGTTATAACCAAAAATATAGTTTAAAAATGAAGCAATCATATTACATTACTAATGTAAATCCTCTTTATGTTATTATGTTATTACTTGGCCTGTTCAAATGTGTAAAAATAGAAAAGGTGTAAACTAACGATGATTTCATAATTTTGTCTTGATTATTTGTAATACGCGTCAAACAACTCTTCTTTATCTAAATGTGGTTGGTTATATAAAACATAATAAGGTGTTAGAAGGTCTAACTCTTCATTACATTGAGCATATTCTACATTTAATATATATTTGACGCAAAAATCAATAGTTAACTTCTGAGTATTCACTAAGGTTTTCATATTCAAATTATCTATGTATTTTTCCAATTCCTCTATTAAATATTTATGCTGGCGTAGTGTACTGTTGGTAATAGGTGTCATAATGTATTGCGAATTAAATAGGTAATACATTTAATTCAATTTTATCATTTAAACCGGCGAAGATTTAAAATGGGACAAAATCCTATTTTAATTTGGCAATGCTATTTAATCATTTTTATCAAAAAACAATGTTTGCCAAATATCACTTTCGTAATTTGATTGTTCTATTTTTATTGCGGTTTCAGGTCGTATATTTTGTAGTATTTGTATGTTTTCAATTTTTGTCTTATATTTTTTTATAGTATAATTAAGTTCCTTAAAAACACTAAGAAGACATTTTAATATTGGCATACCTCCAGCAATAACAACTTTTATCAATTTTGTTTTATTTCGCATTTCATTTTTTAATATTGTTTGTTCTATAAGTCCTTTACACAAATTACGACCACGATATTTGTCATCTATGTAAACTGAAACTAATAGCAAATAATCAATATTATCTTCTTTTTCGTATGTCACCATTGTATTCCCAATTATTTCGTCTTTATCTCGTAAAAAAATACCCCAATAATTATTTCTTTTTTTTATTACTTCATAAGAGTGTAAGATATGTGGATTTATGTTGATTATATTTCTGTTTAGACCATTATCCAATGTTCTGTTGCTTACATAATAAAATTCAATATCCATCATATAGTATATATATATGATTTTGTATGATTTTATCCCATTTTAAATCTTCAAGGGTGTGTAAAAGAGGGTTTGTTGAATTTTGTTGGTTTACATTTTAAAATGATACATCAACTGGTAATATAGTGAAAGCAATAACATAAATACACACCATCCGTCTCTTAACATATGAAACGTTACAATTTTAAATGTTGTAAATCGTTTAATCATAAACGTGTTTTCTTCTTCATAACCAATATTTCGATAATAATTGCGAACACCAATTCCAGAAATTACTGCAACCTTGGTATAATGATGTTCAAGTGCAATTTCTTCGGCTTTTTTCATTAGTTTTTTTCCAAAACCATTGCCTTGGATGGTATTCCCCAAATTCTCACTATCATTCTTACTCACCACTTGTCCGTAAATATGCAATTCTCTTACTAAAGCTGCATTCCGGATTTCATGAAAATATTTGTTATCGCTGTTATTTGCCAAACGTAGACGAAGAAATCCATAAATAATACCAGGAATGATTTCATTATTCTTGTTATACCATTTATCATCTACATACTTATCCGTAATTTCATTACCACTTTCCATGCTAATAAAGTGTTCCTTTCCATTGGATGAATCGTATTTTCGAACAATTAATCGTGCATGATTTATCAGTGAATTATTGCCCTTCACTTCACGACACCGAATGCATCCACAAAACATGTTGTTTTTTTTCATATAATTATGTAGAAGTTGACGAAGGTTCGTTTTATCATTTCCTCCATAAATATAAAGTTCACCACTACGTGTTGTGTTCGGAATATCGCGAACTACGCGATTCAAACGAATCCAAGGATGCACTTTTTGCTTTACATACGTAAGAACATCAATTAGCTGGTTTGGGTCAGTATCTGTATACGGAACGTAACTACCTTCTTCGTGCCATTTCTTGATTTTTGTCCATGGTACAACCGCAGTAGGGTACACTTTCCATTGATCAAATTGTAGGTCAGGTCCATCTAGTATAGTATCAAACATGCGCTTGTCGATTTCTGGACTACTTCCGGGCAAATCAGGCATCCAATGCGCGTCTACTTTATAGCCATAATTTTTCAGAATTTTCAATGCTTTCATTGCATCTTCGACATAACAACCACGATTTACCTTTTTCAAGATTTTTCTGTCTGTGTGTTGAACACCTACTTGAACTCGTGTACAACCAAGCTTTCGAAGCCATACTATCTCTTCCTCGTTAATCGAATCTGGACGCATTTCTAACGTCAATCCAATAATACGTGATTTACACGTTTCATTTATGTTTTGTTCTTCTATTAGTGTTAATTTTTCTCTTTTTTCAGTTTCATAAAATGTGTTGGCGGCCCAAAAGATGTCGCGAATAAATGTTTCTTGGTATTTGCGAGGATATTCTGTCCATGTTCCACCCAAAACAATAACTTCGATTTTATCTACACAATGACTATTAATAATGTACTGGTATGCTCTGTCGTTGAATTGTTTAATTGCATCGAAGTCGTTTTGCAGACCACGCGCAACAGTCGGTTCATCACTCAAATAACTGCGCGGATTGATGTCTTTTCCATTTGCATCTACTTCCCTTGGACAATAAAAGCAATCGTGTTTGCAACTAAATTCTTGCTTTTGCAAAACCCCATTTTCATCGATAAATTCAGGATATGGGCTGGTAATCACAGAAATAACGATGACTCCCGACAATCCTCGCATTCCCTTTGCCTTTATAAAGCGCTTTACAATAGGATTAATATTAATAATATTATGTTTTACCAATGCATCATAAGCAAAACATAATTGAGGTTTCGATGGAGATACGTGATATATGCGCATCAAATCACGCAACTTCATTTTCAGTTCGTATTCATTTTTCAAATTCATTTCACATAGATCAGTAACCAAGTTCACAATGTTCTTGTCGATGTTCTGGAAAAAGGAGCCATACTTATCCTGTTCCTGGCGAGCAATATCTTCAATGTCAATCATTTTGAAAGTTTTATTTAATTTATGAAGAGAAACATACAAATCGATTTATTTCAATTTATATAAAAAATATATTCATCCTATTCTAACAAATGAAATTAATAAATAAATTGAGCGTCTAATTCAGGTATAGAGCCAATATCGAATTTTTTTGGACAATTTACTATAGTTATATCAATAGTGTGTTTTTTCTTTGCTTCGTATGCATTATTATAATTTGGTATTCGCAAAGAATAAGATAAATATGAATTATAATTATCTATTTTATTTATTATTATATTTAAAAATCCATTCATGTAACTTGTTACATAATACATTATCGTAATCTTTTTTGTTACTTTCAACATATTATTCATAGTTTGTATTAAACGAAATTTCGTATCTTTATATTGAACCTTTTTCATTTTTTTTGATAAATTAACGCAATTATCTGATAACGATTTTAATGAATCCAATGTAAATGGTGATATTAATGTTTTGTTATGTTGCGACAAAAAAATATATTTTAATAAATAATGACATATACAATCAGATACACGTCGTATAGGAGATGTAAAATGTGTATATTCCTCACTTCCTACCAAATCATGCGAAGCAACTTTACTTGCATAATCTGCTTGAATCCCCTGGGTAATGATTTCTTCTAATAACTCATCGCCCGTCATATTTATCATTTCTTTATTATTTATGATGCTATTTGCATCACACGTTCTAAAAATGCCTGTTTCATTTAAATGAGTTTTTAAATAATTCCCTATAAATGAATTAGCAATTATAGCGAATTCGGCAATCATTTGTTTCATACGTTTTTCATTTTGCGAAACGTTTACCAATGATGGTATATTATTTTCATATGTAACTGCAGAAATAGAAACATCGTTTAATATTGTTCCATTTGTTCTAGAAGTTCTTTCTTTTACCAAAACTTCGCTAATTTTCAAACTGGTTTTTATAGCATGAATTTCGTCTATTCGATTACATGCATCGTTATACGCAAGAGCATTTTCTTTTTTTACTTTAATTTTTGTAAATAATAATTTGATTTCACCTTGTGGTTTGTAAGTTTCTTCATCTATTTCAATAACTATAGATATAGCATTTTTTTCATTGCCGTAATTATTATCCATTAAACTAGATTTTTCCATAATTTCTATTGGCATCATATGAAATGGTTTACGATTAGATGGATAACGTGTTATAATTCTCGATTTTATTGTTTCCCATAATTGCGATTCTATATTTATATATTCTGTAGGGTCAGCAATATGTATCGCCAAGTATAATTTTTGCTTATCATGGTAAACACTAAATGCATCATCTGCATCTTCACATCCAGGTGGGTCTATGCTGTAACATTCGATATGTGTCATATCAACACGTTCTTCAATAATTGAATACTTATGTGGTAAAATATTTTCGCTCAGTGTTTGCGTATCTTCTTTACAGCAATCAATATAATTGTATAGTGATAAAATATTTTTATCATAAATATGTTCATATACGATATTATCTGTCATTTATAGAACTCAATAAAAAATATTTAATACATTTACTTATATTTATCTTCTAACAGGCATATTGGAGATTCATGACATCTTCACGCAAATCTTGAATTGTTTCGTTCATTTCATGAAAGTTCAAATATGGTACATTGCGTGACCTCCTTAGAATAGGTTTTTCTATATTATTTATATCAAAATTTACAATTCTTTTTGATGCATACAAATCATAATTATAATCAATACTACGAAGTGAATTTATGAATGAGATTGTAATTTGAGAACTTCCAGCGTATTTAATTTCGCTCAATAATAGTTGCGTATTATTATATTTCATATCAAAATAATCAAAGTATACATAAATACCATTAGGTACACCATATTTTGATAAATCGTATTTGATTTTATCAACAACTCCGTATTTTTTCATAATATGTCTAACTTGTTCTTCCGTTGGAATATATTTATCGTGATTTAATCCGATATATAAATAGTTTGGTTCTTCATCAATAATCGAAGTAGTATTTTCACACATTGCTAAGAAATTCATTGAATTAATATAATGATATTCTTTATATTAATTATTATTTCAATTTTATCGTTTATTCATCGTTTTCACTATCATCGTCATCATCATCATCATCGTCGCTAACGATTTCACCTTGGTCATTTATGATATCTTCTTTTTTTTTAGTACTAATATTAAATTGTTGCTTAAATAATTTCCATAAACCATACTGACAAGATAAAGGATTGATAAATTTCGTAGAAAATATTATAGATATTACAATAAGCAAAATGATACCAATAAATGTTTTTTTAAACATAAATATAAGGATAAATGGAATTATAAACATAATTACAAAAAATAATTGTAAGAACATGAATAAAGTTTCAAGCATCCATTTTAAACGCATACCTGTTTGAAAATCTTCGTGTAAAAATTGGAAAAATACACATCCATCATTACCGACAGGTTCAAAGTAATATTCATAGAATTTTTTAGCTCCCATTGTATACATAATAATATCAATAGTATGTTGAGGTAGCAAATAAAAAACTGGTATTTTTGAAAAACATTTGAATGAATAATAAGGTTGAAAATCCAATTGTTCTTTTGGTAAATATACCCATACATTCTTTTCAACAACATTGTTGATATTTTTAATTATATTAACATTATTTGTGCTTTGTAAATAAGCACCACCACGTGCAGGTCGCATACCTACTTCAATAATAGAATCCTTACGATATTGTACGTTACATATTCCAGAAAACCCTTTCATATGCACATTTACCCATTCTTCAATTGCTTTTGGTGGTTTGTTCTTCGGTGAAATATATTTCCATTCATCAGTAAAACCATTTTTTGGCGGGGAATAAATACAAGTTAATTGATACGTTACTTTACCATTTACCATTACAAAATCGGTCATTGTTTCATTGCCGTCATAAAATTCTGACCACATTACATCTTTCTTACCTACGTGTTTTTTTAGTTCATTCATATCTTTAATTTTATAGCACCCTTTACTAGAGGCACTTTTATTACCATGACGAGGTTTAATAAAAATTGGAAATTCTATTTCTTTATTTTCTTGTAAAATATTTTCCAATGACCCACATTTTTTTCCTTGCGTTTTTGATACCCAAAGTTTATCATATATATGAGCATGTTCTGGATATTTTTTAAATGCAGTACCATCAAACATTGGTAGTTTATGAGTATAATGTACTTTGAATGAATCTAAATAAGGATTTCGTATTTTTAATGTTTTACACCACTTTTCTTCATTTTTTAATATTTTTCTTATCTTTTCTTCGATTATATTGAACACCATAAAATATAGTAACATTATATTTTATAGTAAAAATTATACATTATTATCAGTACCATCAAAACATTTTTTTAAAATAGAAATGCTTATTTCACGTAATGATTCTAGAGGTATACTATCCTTTTTATTGTCGATTATATCTTCTAATAATGGATACTGGCCTTTTAATTTATGATATTCATCTATGAAAATATTAATTTGCGAGCGATATATTTCTTCTGCTTTTCGTTTTTCTGTCTCCTTTAACATTTCCGGACTTACTTCATATGTAATACCTTCATCCTTGTTATCTGTAACAGAATACCAATCGCGTTTACCTTCGCTTATCGATATTAATTCGTCACAAATATCAGGTTTCTTTAAAAACTCTAATTGGTTTTTGCTTTTCCCTTTTTTCACCTTGTTCATTTCAGCTAAATAATCATCAAATAGTTTACCAACAGATTTATCGCGCGTATTTGGATCCAATTGTTCATTAATTAAAACCTTATTCATTTCATCCTGATATTTATCCTTCACTTCTTTTGAACTATATAGTCCCTTATCCTTTTTCCCAAATCTATGTTTGAATTCTGCGACTACTTTATCCTCGATGTTTGGACTGATTTCTAGCAAACGATCAAATTCTTCTTTATATGAATTTAACATATCATTGGGCGATTTACGTTCTTTTGGATGTTTTGCCATCTCCACCTTAATATTTTGATAAAATTTAGACCAACTTATTGAACTTATGCGATGTGCTTCATTTAATTCATTTATTTTATAATATTGTGCAATGGTCGTTAAAATACCCGCAATGATATTGATTGTACCTATAGCCATTTGTGCAAGTACTTTGTACTCTTCTGGAAATTTATCTTGAGCGAAATTAGCTGTTCCTGTGATGGTCGACATAATAATTACAGGTATAGTATAACGAGCCGCGCGTGAACTAAATATGTTAAATGAACGACTATGTAGCCATCGATAACACATTGCTTTGTCTGCCCATTCAAAAAATATCTCTTCGTTATGCTCGTTCCAACCATTTATTTGTTCTTTTCTCACTATTTCGTGATTAACATTATTCGATGAGGAAGAATGTGAACCTGAATCGCCCATTTTATATATTAACAAATCTTTTTTATTCTGTTTTTAACGAAATAAACATTAAATACAATTAATTTGCGTAAAATATGGCAAATTATAACTTTATAAATTATATAATAAAACATTATATTATGGATGAATGTAACACAAGATTTAAAGAAATCATTCGAAAATGTGAAAAAATAGAAACTACTATTGAAAAATTAGATAAAAAAATGAAAGAATTGCAGCAAAAATTTAAATCTGCTTCAAATCATGAATTAAACCCATTACTCGTTTATAGTTTAGATTCTGTTTTTTTTCAATTTTATGTATGTAACATTCAAAAGGAAAATTTCTTGCAAGTATTTCACTTAATACAAAATCATATTTATTGCGATTTGTTTAAATTGCATCGTATTTTATGCGATTATGTACAACATAATATTCAAGATAAAAAAATAAATGCATTGCTTAACGCTGGTAATTACCCAGTATATAAAGATTTAGAAAAATATAAAGTATATGACCGCGAAGTTGTCATATCTATATTTAAAAATATAGTCAACATCATTAATGCTATCCACGAACATTGCAAAAATGATACACGTGGTTTTAAACAACACAAGGAATCTATAAAAAATGGATTTCATTATGATAAATTATTGCAAACTTTTCATTTCAATAATCGTGTTGTCGAAGAACAAATCAGCTTATTTTCAAATTTTTTAAAATATAGTTGCAATTATCATAATGAGTTTTTACAAAAAGTTTTCCAAAAAATATATGATTTATACTATGAAATTCCGCCATTGTTTTCCATGGGCAATTATAAAAAAAAAGAAATTCAAATGAAAAATATTGACGCAAACATCGATGAAAATGATATCGAATTAGAAAATGATATCGAATTAGAAAATGATATCGAAGTAGAAAATGATATTATCGGTGATATCAAAGTAGGAAATGATATTATCGGTGTTAACGAAGTAGAAAATGATATGCCCGAATATAATGATAACGACGAAAATATGTCTCTTTTTGATGAAAATAGTGGAGACAATATGGAAATGTTTCAAGACCAACCATCCATGACACCTCAACTGAATATAGAAAATATTCAGCAAAATAATGGAAATGATTTTATACCCCCTGTTACTATACATGATGATGATAATACAAGTGTTGTTAGCAGTATTTCAGCGTCAAGTGCAAAGAAAAAAAGAGGGCGTCCAAAAAAAAATAAAAATTGATTTCATTTATATGTTTTTGTTATTTGCAAACATATAAATCATGAACAATAATTCTGAATCTACATCTAATGAACAATACGTTGGCTATTATTCCAGGAAACAACTGAATATTTTAAAAGAACATCATGATAGACCATATATTTACTATAAAAATTGCAATGGAAAATTTGTTGAAGTAACAGAAGTCAAGCAAGTTAAGAACGGAATGTCTTTGTTTCAAGATGCTGTATGCATGGGAGCAATAGATACTTTTATCCATGCAAGTAAAGAACCTATGTGCCAAGTGGCACTTAATCGTTTTGATACTTCTAATGCTTGCTTTCAATAATTTGCTATTAAATATTTTGTTATGTTGTTATTTTGTTATGTATTTTTTATAATAAATTTCGAATCTTCAATGTCAAACGTGGATTTTCGGAAAAAATAAAATTGTTGTTATTGCCACAACTTAAATCTAGACGAAAAAGTAAATTATTGTCAGTTAACTCAGATGTTTTAAAAAATTGTGGTCCAAAACACATTGTACGACTTTTTTCTGGATATACTGAACGCGAATCAATCGAATATGGGGTTGTATTCTGCATTACTAATTCCAATGAACCAACTTTACTAAATGTACCATTTGCAGAAAAAAATACTTCTAATAATGTATTTTTAAATATATTGCTTAAATCATGAGTTAAAATTTTAAATTTGCCATTATTTAAATTTCCACTAATGCATTGTTCTGGTATTGTGCTATAATATGTAGATACAAAACTTAAATCACATACGCTATTGCTCGGTGGTTGTTTGTTCATTATTGTTCGAGCACTTAAATCATAAATTCCAATCCATTCACTAAAATTTGTAAATGCACTCATATCTGCATAAGGTTTTGTTGTTATATTTTGTTTTGTTTCAACAAATCCATTGATGGAAACGTCATGCAATGTCGTCATGTTGCTTACCGATAAATCATACATATTCGTTAATCCATTCACTGATAAATCACCATACAATTGA